ATTCAAAATTTTGCAAAACAAGAAGCAAAAAAAGAATTAGAAATTGAATTAAGCAAAAAAGTAGATGCTTTATTGAAAGAATCTATTGAAATCGATGTTAACAAAATTGATGATAACAGCGATGAAGTAATTGTAAATGACAACACAGAAGAAATAACAGATGATGTTATTGATGTTGACAATACAGATGAAACTGAATTAGAAGAATTAGAAGAATTAGACGAAATGATAACATTAGAACAAGAAGATCAAATAACGCCAGCACCTGCTCCAGAAACAGCGCCTGCTCCAGCACCAGAAGCTCCAGTTGATACTGAAGTTGCCCCTGAAGACTTCACAGAAGAAGTTCCTGAAGAAAATAACATCGAAGCTATTGCTTCCAAACTAACTCAAGATTTAGTTGATTTAGTTAAAGCATCAACTGAAAATTCAGATAGCGAAGTTGAAGTGATAGATGATGAAGAATTTTCAGAAGCACCTGCACCTGCAGAAACGCCAGCACCTGCAGAAACGCCAGCACCTGCAGAAACGCCAGCACCATTAGCTGAAGAAGATGAAATTTTAGAATTTACTTTAGAGGAAATGGACGAGATTGAAAATAAAGATGATGATGAATTTGAATTTGAGTTCACCCCAAAACAAAATGATGACGAAATGATTATCCTGATTCAGAATTTGAAGAAACTGGAGCTGCAGATGATATTGCAAATGCAGGAGAAAACTGGAAAGATGAAATTAACCCTGAAGAATTAAATGTTCCTTTGGTTAACGAAGAAGAGTTAACTGAAATATTAGGTCAAAGCGAAACTGTAAAAAGAACAGATGCACATAAAGAACCTAATGATAAATATAGAACATCAAGAAAAATAAACGAAAATAAAACAAATAAAGTTCATAATGAGTCTAAAATAGACGAACTAATCAAGGAAAACGCCCGTTTAAAATCGGAAACTGAAAAAATGACTAATGTAATTAAAGAGTACAAAAGTTCTTTCGTAGGTTTACGTAAACAATTTGATGAAATGCAAACTTTCAATGCAAGATTAGCTTATGCTAATAGTATTTTTGCACAAAGTGGGTATTCAACAAGTGAAAAAGTTCAAATTGCTGAACGTTTTGATAAAACTAAAACTGTTGAAGAGTCTAAAGCTCTTTTTGATGAAATAATCAAAGAAGGTAAGATTTCTAAAAAAGATAATAGTTTTGGAAAAATCAGTTCTACAGCAACTAAAACTGCTAAGCCTGTTGCAACCGACAAAAAACCTCTTTATGAGAGTGTAGAAATGAAGCGAAACAAAGTTTTAGCAGGAATCACAAAAAACGAAGAGTAAAATCTTTACAAAATTAATTTTTTAAAAAACTTAAAAAAATGAGTGAATTATTAAACAGCGGTAAAGTAGGTTTGACAGTGTTCAAAAACTTAGCCGAACAACGTAAGTCAATTGTTGCAGGATGGGACGAATCTGGTCTATTAGAAGGTCTTAAAGGAATGAAAAGATCTAATACTGCACAACTTTTAGAGAACCAAGCAGCAGCAATGCTTAACGAGGTTACTCTTGACGCTTCTGCAGGTCGTTTCGACACAGTAGCATTTCCAATCGTAAGAAGAGTGTTCTCACGATTATTAGCTAATGAGATTGTATCAGTACAGCCTTTAGCATTACCTTCTGGCCTTTTATTCTATATGGATGCAAGAGTTTCTTATAATGGAGATGACGCTACATTTAGTAATCCAGCAACAGGAACTTATGATAAAGTAGCTCCTAGAAATAGTGCTAACGGTCAGCCAGGTCCTAATTTTGCAAACACAACTGCTTACGAAAGATTCTATAATAATAGAGGTTTTGACCTTTCTTTCGGTACTGGAGAAACAGTTGTTGCAGGTGATGGAACACACGATGATGTTGTTACAAGTAACCCTTATCAAATTGCTTATGATCAATTTGCAGGTGGTTTATCTCCTCAAATATTTAACTTAGGTAATCAATTTGATACAAGTAAACAACAATCAAGTGCAACTGTACGTTTATCTGCTACAACAGATATTTATTACAGTGCAGGTTCTCAAAATATCTTAATTGTTCCTGAAGGTGGAGCAGTTCCTTTCTATTCTCAAATTCAAACTTGGGGACAAGACCAATTTGCTGACAACAAAGCTAAATTAGTTTTAGATTTACGTCCTGCATCTATTATTGGTGGTGACTTTAATCCAAATAATTTAAATACAACTACTGGACATATTGATTTAATTCCTGTATTTGAAGTATTCAATGACCTTGAAGGTAAGTCAGAAATGAGTGAAATTTCATTAAGATTCTCAAGTGTTACTGTAAACACAATTACTCGTAAATTAAGAGCACACTGGACTCCAGAATTAGCTCAAGATTTAGAGGCTTATCATTCAATTGATGCTGAGGCTGAATTAACAGCTATATTATCAGAGCAAGTAGCTGCTGAGATTGATAGAGAAATTTTAGTTGACCTTATCAACCAAGCTCCATTTAGAGCACGTTGGGATTATCAAGGACTTTCTAATAACGCTAACTTCTTCGGAACACAGAAAGACTGGAACCAAACTTTAATCACAAGAATTAACGAGTTATCAGCACAAATTCATAAAGCAACATTGAGAGGTGGAGCTAACTGGGTTGTATGTTCTGCTGAAGCTGGAGCAATCTTTGATGATTTAGAGTACTTCCACGTTGATACATCTGCTGCTCCTGAGAGTGACAAGTACAACTTAGGTGTTGAGAAAATTGGTAACTTAGGTTCTCGTTACGTAGTATACAAAGATCCTTATTTACCTGCACAAATCGTGTTATTAGGACACAAAGGTAACACTTTCTTGGAAGCTGGTTACATTTATGCTCCTTATATTCCTTTACAATTAACACAAGTTATAACTGACCCTAATGACTTTACACCACGTAAAGGTATTATGACTCGTTATGCTAAGAAAATGGTTAACAACCGTTTCTATGGTGTTATTCACATTGACAACATTAACACTTACTAAACATAAGTGTTCTATAAAAATTAAGGGAAGCTATTTAGTTTCCCTTTTTTTATTATTTTTTTAGAAAGTAAGGATATTCATATGTTCTTACTTTTTTTATTCTATTTATAAAAAAAAAGATATGGCAACATTTAATAGCAATTATCAAATAATTAATTTACCAATAGGAACATATACTTTAAATGATTTAGGTAACGGTTTAACAGCTTCAACAGTTCATCAACTTGTTTGTGTTCAATCTGGAAGTGTAGCTGAAGTTACTGCAATTGGTGGCGGAAGTTTTACTTGGTCGCCAGCTTCAATAGGAGATACACTTGATATAATTTTAGGCGGATGTAAAGTAACAAATGGAGAATTTGCAGGATTTAAAGCTCCTTCATCTTCAAATGGACAGAAAAGAATTTTCTTTGGTTAAAAATAAATAAATAATATGTCAGAATATTGTACAACAGGGTGTTTAGAAAATGTTCCAAAAGGAGATACTGACGCTCTATTTAATAGAATACGTAGGAAATTAGGCGCTCCTGTAATGGGAGTTGAACTTCGCGATGAACAATTAGAAGAATGTTTTTGCGAAGCAATAGAAGAATATAGTTCTTTTATAAACAACTGGGTGATGACAAATCGACTCGGAGAAATGCTTGGTATGCCCTCAGAAGTTGATTTCACTTTAAAATATATTTCTAATAGTTTATATTTCGAAAAATCTTTTGGAAAAGCATATGCAGAACAAGCTGGGTTAGGTGCCGAAGGTACAAGGCCAATTAAAACTGATTATATTGATTTAACAGGAGGAACTCAAATTTATACAATTCCTGCTCATAGAGAAATAAATGAAGTTTTATGGTTTACACCATCATTTATTAATCTATATGGTTTAGATCCTTTTGCTAATACTAATATTGCTTTTTCTGAATTTGGAGCCTCTTTTGCGGGACATACTCTTTATCACGTTATGCCAGTATTTGATACTATAATGACAGCACAAGCAGCTAAATTAAGAAATAGAGTGAGAGGTTCAGAATATTCTTATATTTTAAGACCTGGCGAAAATGGAACAAAATTATTATATTTATACCCTGTTCCTCGCCCAGGACAAGCTGGTGGAAATAATAATATGGGAATAGGCGGAGGGGCTGGAACTCCTGGAAAAGTGTTTTATCGATATTATGATAGACCTGGAAACTATGGTAATCCTGATTGGTCAGGAAGTACTGCAAATCCTGGATGGTCTGGATTTTCGGACAATCAAGTTGATTTAGGTTTTCAAGGTAACGGTCTTGTTTCAAGTCCAGCAGATGCTAACTTAGATAACATTGCTTATGCTCAATTAAATGCCGTAGCACAAACTTGGGTTAAAAAATATGCTCAAGCACAAGCAAAAGAATTACTTGGAATTGGAATTAGAGGTAAATTTAACGGAACTTTACCTATTCCTGATGCAGAATTAACACTTAATAGTTCAGATTTAATATCTACAAGTAGAGAGGATAGAACACAATTAAAAGAAGAATTAAAAACTCAACTTGAAGCTCTTAATTACGATAAAATTATGGAAAGAAAAGCAGCTATTCAAGAAAATATAAACAAAACTCTAAGTCAAGGTCCTATGGGAGTTTATCTGTGGTAAATAAAATAAAATTATGGAGAATATTAGAAAATATATTAGAGAAATAATTAATGAAGAATTTAATAAAAGAACTGTAAATAAAAATAAAGAAATTTTTAATTATAAAACTCTTACAAATAATCTTTGGCACGATAAAATTATAGAATCTCAAAAATTTCATAAAATTAATTTTGATTTAGAAAATGTGGATAGTACAGGTGAAAAAAAGAAATTTACCACAAAAAGAAATAGAAAAGATTCTGATTATCCTGATAATTATTTAATTAATGCAGAATTATTTGACGGTGGGGGAGATTGGGAAATACCTGTGTATTTTTTTAAAGTAGAGATTGTAGATGGCAGAGTTCTTAAAAATAGTGAAAATACTGGAAATATCTGGAGTCAAGGAGATAAATTTAGAAATGAAAGGTTAAAATTCGTTTTAATACCATCAGCTGAAGCAGGTAATTCTTTAAAAAAATGTGATAGTGAAAAATATGACTGGTGTGCATATGATGATTCGGAAACTCCAAAGGAAAAATCGAAAGAATTGTGGCCAAACAAATCAAAACGTAAAGAAATGTGGAAATGGCTTGAAGAATATTTAGAAAAAGCTATTGCTGAGGGTGAAAAAAAAGTAAAATAAATGGATAATCATAATGAAATAGGGAAAAAAACTCAAAAAAACGAGGAGCACGAAAATAATCTAAAAGGTATTAATTTGTTTTTTGGAGAAAAAGAAGCTTCTTTTTTTCATATGGCAGGTAGAGAAATTACAGAAGAAGTTCTTCAAGAAAGTTTTTTACTTTACCGAATTGATTTAAGAAAAACGAAAGTACATAGCCTATACGGAGAAGCAAAAGTTAAAAAATGGATGCCTGAAATTGAAATATTCGGTAGAATTAATGTTGAAGTTACTGATCCTTCTTTCTACGCAAAAGGTGGTATTGTAAAAAAAGGTATGGGTGCTATTACAGCTAATATTTATTTAGAGCATCTAGAAGAGCTTAATTTAGTAGAACGTATTTCTGACAATGAAATAGTCTCTGGAATTAAAACAGGAGATTTTATAGCTTTTAAAGGACAATTCTACGAGATATATGATGATGGCTATGCTCAAATAACAAATAAGCATTCTTGGGCTGGTGATAGGAGATTTTATATTACAATAAAAGGAACTGAAGTTGATGAAGATGTATTTAAAGCAAGATAATAAATAAACTAAAATTATATAGATAAATAAAATATTTATTAATATGAATTAATTTTTTTTAATTACTTATATTAAATGATTATAAATTTGCAGATTTTTAGAGCCTCTCAGAAACACAACCCCCCTACCCCCCTTAAGTTTAAATAAGAAGTTTAGGTATTGTTTAACTGACTGAGTATCTGCAAATTAACTTGCATCTTTCCGTCGCCACCAGGTCTGAAACCAACGCCCCCGAAGAAAGCAGATAACTGGATATAATAAACATAATAAAAAAATATTTAAAAAGCAAATAATAATATAATTTTTATATTATTATTTGCTTTTTTTATTATATTTATAAATAATATATAATTATCAAATTATGAGTTTTAACAAACGATTTATTTTCCAAGTAAAAGAAGGCGATATTCCCCCTGTTCCAAAAGAAGGAATAACTTATTATATTTCTTATGAGGGAGATCACAAACTATATTATATTGATTATAAAGGAATAATTAGACCTATATATGATAATATAAATTCTTCGGAATTTGATTTTTCTGCAAAGGGGGCAACAACTATTACAGTAGGAGGAATTGAAAAAAATACAACTTTTACAGCACCAATTTCTTCTCAAGAGATGTGGGAATTAGCACTATGGCCTTATCAAACACCTGAATTTTCTAATTTTATTATACAAGGACAATCTACAATATTAGAAGTTGGAGAAACTGTAAGCGGGGCAAATAGAAATTTTATATGGGAAACTTTGTATTCAGAAAATATACAGCCAAATATAATAGAAATTAGAGATACAGATGATGGAAATATTATTTTAGGATCTAGTTTAAATAATGATGGAAATGAAATATTAACATTTAGAAATATTACAAAAAATACTAAAGATATTCATAGATTTCATATTCAAGGCGTTAACACAGATTTAGAATTATTTGGATCTTACTTTACAATTGAATGGCAAAAACGAATTTTTTATGGAAATGAAACAAATAATATTTTAAATGAAATTCAACTAAAAGGTTTAAGCGATTCTATATTAAGCAATTCAGCAGAAAGAGATTATGTTTTTGAAGCGGATGCAGGTAATTATAAAAACATATGTGTTCCAGATGATTTACCTTATTTAACAACTTTTATAGATATTAATACTAATTTTATTGTTCCCTTTCAAGATCCTTACACTGTGAGTATAACAAATGATTTTGGAGTAAATATTGTTTATAACGTATATAGAAGTGTAAATAAATTAGGCGGAGCAATTACAATAAGAGCTAAAAATTAAAAATATGACAAAAATTTTAGGAAGTGTGCCGATAGGAGGCTGTCTTACACCAACAGATAGTACTGATACTTATGGAGTAACTGATCCTAAATGGGGGATTGGAGGGTTATCTAATTGGGATACCATTGTAGATATATACAATATTCCAGCAGAAAGACGTAGATTAGGTATGGTTTGTAGTGTTTCTGGAGCTACAGGAATAGTTTATTACTCATTAATAAAAAATACAATAGAAGAATTTACGACATCTGAAAACTGGAAAACAATTGCAGAAACAGCGAGTGGAAGTACAGATAATTTTTTTTGGGAAACAGGTATAGGTACAGGCTCAGTAAAAACTATTGCTGGGAGTAATAAAGCAGTGGGTGATAATAGTCTTGCTGAAGGATTTAATACAACTGCATTGGGTAAAAATTCTCACTCTGAGGGGTTTATTACCACTGCATTGGGGGAATATTCTCACGCAGAGGGTATGTATACAATCGCAGGTTATCGTTCTCACGCAGAGGGTTATTACTCAACTGCTTTGGGGCGTAGTTCTCACGTAGAAGGAACTAATACAAGAACAATAGGAGAATATGCACACGCAGAGGGACTTTTTACTGTTGCAAGTACTAATTCTCACGCAGAGGGTGATCATACCTCAGCTTTAGGTGCAGTATCACATTCAAAGGGGGTAAGAACGGTTGCATTTGGTAATTATTCTTACGCAGAGGGTTATGAAACTACAGCTAATTATCGTTCTCATTCAGAAGGTTTTCAATCTATTGCTTCAGGCAGTACTTCTCACGCAGAAGGAGAACAAACTATAACTTTAGGTAGTTCATCTCATTCAGAAGGAAAACAAACTATTGCTTCAGGTGATTCATCACATTCAGAAGGTACATTAACTACAGCTTTAAGTAATTCATCACATTCAGAGGGACTTTATACTATTGCAGGAGGAAATTTTAGTTCTCACGCAGAGGGACTTTTTACTATTGCTGCAGGAGATTTTGGCTCTCACGCAGAGGGTTATCACGCTACTGCTTCAGGGAAAACTTCTCACGCAGAAGGAGAACAAACTACAGCTTTAGGGGAAACTTCTCACGCAGAAGGAAAACAAACTACAGCTTTAGGTAGTTCATCTCATTCAGAAGGATTGAATACTATAGCTAACGCTCCAAATTCTCACGCAGAGGGAAAACAAACTACAGCTTTAGGTAGTTCATCTCATTCAGAAGGGCTTGCAACTACAGCCAAAGGAGAATATTCTCACGCAGAAGGATTGAATACTTCTGCTTTGGGAGATATGGGTTCTCACGCAGAGGGCTGGTATACTATTGCATCAGGAGATGACGGTTCTCACGCAGAAGGAAGAGAAACAACAGCTTTAGGCGGTTCATCTCACGCAGGAGGTTATAATTCAGCTGCTTTAGGAAAATATTCGTTTATACATTCAAACGGAAGTATTTTAGTAAAAGCTGCTATAAATTCAGTTTTATTAGGTGGGGAAAATTTAACAGGAACTTCTGCAAATACAGTTTATGTGCCATATTTAAATGTTAATTCTATTGGTAGTGGATCTTCTGTTACTAATTTGGGTTTAGATGTTGATGGTAATGTAGTTAATGCAAATAGGTATGCAGAAAATTCTTCTTTTATTGCGAGTGCAGCTAAAACAATAACTCACAATTTAAATAATGAAGATGTTATTGTACAATTGAAAGATTCAACAGGTAAATTAATTATACCTGATATAGTTGAAAATTACAGTTTAAATACAGTAGATATTACTGTAGGAACAACTGAAGTATTTAGAGTAATAATAATATAAAAAAATAGTAAAAATAATTTTAGTAATTATATATGGTAATATAGTTTATACAAATATATTAAATGCTGTTATTATAAAAAGAACTATTTTAATAGAAAAAATTAACTCAATTGTTAATAATAGTATATGATTAAAAAATAAAACAAATGAGTAATTCGGAAAGAAATATTGGAAAAAGTTTAGGAAAACAATTTGAAAATCATAATTTACTTCCTCAAAAATTAGAATTAGAAGATTATGGTTTTGCTATAAAAAAACTTATAGAAGATAAAAATCTTAGTGTAATGAATGAAAATGGGAAAATAAAAAAAGTTCCTGTGATTTATACACAAAAAGAAAAGTGGGCAGAGCGTAAAATTGACTGGAGTGATATGCGAAGTGAATTAGGAGAAGAAATAACTAAACCTTTTATTGCTATTTATAGAACAGGAGTAAAAAAAGGTACATCTCCTTTAAAATTTACGATTCCAAATAAGAAGAAATTTACATTTGTAAAATTGCCTATTTTTGATGGAACTTTAAAAGGTTATGAGTTATATAAAATTCCTCAGCCTGTTTATGTAGATATAGAATTTGAAGTTCGATTTATTGGGCACTATATGCAAGATGTAGATGATTTTTATGAAATGATATTAGAAGAAACATTTTCAGATCAGCAGGCATATATGGTTGTAAATGGATACAATATAGCAGCTAAAGTAGGAGAATCATCCTCTGAAGACAAAATGAGTGAAGTTTCTTCCGAAAGAATTTTTGAAGTAGCGTTCCCTGTAACAGTTTTAGGGAAACTTATAGATTCTTCTAAATTCGAGAAAGTTAATACTATAAAAAAAATATCCATTAAAATTACAGAAAAATAATTGATTTATTGTTTTTTCCTTCTATTTATAGAAAAGAAAAAATAAATTAATATGGCAACAATATTTGTATCACCAGGAGTTTATACTAAAGAACAAGATTTTAGCGTATTCGCATCGCGAATAGGTATCACAAGATTAGGATTAGTAGGAACTGCCCTTAAAGGACCAGCCTTCCAAGAAATAAAGGTAAAAACAACAGATGAATTCTTTCTTAGATTTGGAGGAACACATCCTGATTATCCAATGAGTTATGTAGCTAATTCATTTCTAGGACAAGCAAATGATTTATCGATTTGTAGAGTTTTAGGAAAAGGAGGATTCGTAAACTCTCCTGCTTGGTTAGTTCAGAGTAGCAGTGCTTCTACTTATAGTGCAAATGTAAGTATTTTAGATATGAATTTCGCAGTAACAAGTGCAGGGACAGCTAGTTACAATTTAGAGTTTTCATCTGTTACAGGATCTTATTCGGCTGTTACAAGTGGTTTAGATGTTTTAGTGTATTATACAGCAGGCTCTACTACTGAGGACACTGTTAATTACCTAAATACAACTCCAATTGATTGGACAGTTACAGGAGGAGGGACAACTGTTATGTCAGATATTACTTCTGCGGGTACGTTAACTCAGAATGTATTACCTTATTCATCTACTACTTTAGCTTTATTACGTAGTAAAAAAAATAGTAATGGAATTCCGTATTTTAGCAGTGCAAGTGATGTTGTAATGGCTTCAGTTTCTACTGGAGATACATTAGGTGATTTTATTTTATCTTCTACTACAAGTGCTTTATCTGCATATACTAACGGTTTAATTGTTTCTCTTGATGAAACGAAAGAAAATTATATTGCTAAAGTATTAGGAAAGACCCCAAAGGTAATTGAAGATACTTTAAATTTATATGTAGAAGAAGTTTATCCTCATTTTGTAAGACAAGCAGTAGCTTCTAATCAAATTGGTTTAGTTTCTGATACATTAGAATATAATGATAGCGATGCTGAATTTATAAATTATGAAAGTGATTATACCTATTCGACTACTCCTTGGATTGTTTCAAGAGTTGTTGCTGGAAATGTTCATAGATTATTTAAATTTCATACCATTTCAGATGGAGATGCTTCTGCTCAAGAAATTAAAATTTCGATTGCAAATATAGATGAAGTTAACCATAGATTTGATGTTATAGTAAGACGTTTTGAAGATACTGATGCTACGGCAAGTGCTACAGCATTAGAACGTTTTTCTAATGTAACATTAGATGACACTCAGCCTAACTATATTGGTAAGGTAATCGGAACAATAGATGAAGAATATCCAAGCAAATCGAATTTTATTTTAGTAGAATTTGCAAACCGTTTCCCAAGTAATACTGTTCCAGCAGGATTTGAAGGTTATAAAGTTAAAAGCAACAATGGTACTGCAGCTGATATTTATTACAAAACTGAATATGCTTCAGGAGATACTATTTACAAAACTTATTTAGGAACTTCAGAGTTAGGATATTCTAGTTTAACTATGGCAAATGTATTTACACGTAATTCTGTTAAAACTTTAGAAAAAGATTTATTTAGATTTCACGGAGATGCTGTGAGTGGGTTAACTAAAATAAAAGGTTTTCATTTAGAAAATCAAGTAGATCCAGCATTGTATGTTTCTGGAAATAAAACTTCGTTGTCAGATTATCAGAAGCCTTCTCTTCCAGGTATTACAGATAAAACTCAATTGAAGTTTACCGTAGTTCCTACAGGAGGTTTTGATGGGTTTGATAAATATGCAATTTATGAAACTCCAAATGCTCAATTCTTAGAAAATAATGAGGCAAATGTAACTGTATTTAAAGAAGCAATTGATATTTTCGAAAACCCAGAAGAAACTGATATTAATATATTTGCAACACCTGGAATTGATTATAAAAATAATGAGCAGATTGTAAAATATGCATTAAATATGATAGAAGAAAGAGCTGATTCTTTATATATTATAGATGCTCCAAGAATTTCTGATTCATTAAGAAAAGGTACTCCTGAAGAAGTTGTTAATGCACTTGAAGCTACAGGTATTGATTCTAATTATGCAACTACTTATTGGCCTTGGATTCAAATCGAAGATACATTAACTGGTAAATACACATATCAAGCACCAACATTGTTTGCAATAAAAGTTCTGGCTTTAACTGATAATGTAGCGTCTCCTTGGATTGCACCAGCAGGTTTAAATAGAGGTCTTGCTGGAGCTAGTATTAAAAGAACTGATATTAAGCTTAATAAAGCGAAAAGAGATACTTTATATGCAGGTAGAATTAATCCTATTACAAGTAGAGTTCAGCAAGGAATTGCAATTTGGGGACAAAAAACTCTTCAAGTTAGAGAATCTGCTCTTGATAGAATAAACGTAAGAAGATTACTACTTCAAGTTCGCAGATTAGTTGCAGCAGCTTCGTTAACATTGTTATTCGAACAAAACGACCAAGCTTTAAGAGATCAATTTTTAGCAAAAGTAGAACCTATTTTATTACAAATTCAAAATCAAAGAGGCTTAACAGCATTTAAAGTTATAATGGATGATTCTAATAATAACGACGAAACTGTTGATAGGAATACATTGGTCGGAAAAATCCAATTAAAACCTACAAGAACAGCAGAATTTATAGATTTAACTTTTCAGGTATTACCTACTGGTGCTAACTTTGAGGATTTTTAGTCTATATAAATCAGTTTTAAAAAAAGAGGGAATTATTAATTTAATTCCCCTTTTTTTAATGTAAATTTTAGAGTTCCGCAATCCCAAATTCTGTCCATTTTTAAATTTTGAGCTATTTCCCAAGCAGTCATTTTGTTTTTATAATGATGGGTGCTTAATTTTAATAGTTTACTTTTGTTAAAAGTGAAACGATGATAACGTTTTAAATAATCTCCTTTTTTAAAGTGCCAAAAGCTAGGGGGAGCTTGATGTATAAATTTAAATCCAGCTTTATTATAAACTGTATTTTCAGGATTTATTCCACTCCAACGAATATCTGCATATGTCGTAATTAAATTTGGATTGTTTTCTTTTATGAAATGTTTTAACAAACGAGGAAATGCCCCCACAACATTTGTGTTAATTTTAGAGCAAAATCTATTTAATTCCCAATCTCCTTTTCTTGAGTTTCCGCCTAATGCAATTCTGCGTTTAGAAAAAGTCATAAGTGAAATTAATGAGTTTTCATAGTATAACCCAATTCTAATACTGTCTTTAGAGTTGCCCATTAAATGATTTTCTTCTAAAAAAGTTAATTTTTCAGCATTAGAGACTGTTTTAATAACACATTTTCTTGCATAAATATTATTTTTAGTTTTATTAAATTCATTTGCGAGTCTGCTTTCGGTTATATTTTTTTTAAAAATCAATTCATCTTCAAAAATATGTATTAGTTTAATATTTTTATCATTACAAAGTTTAGTTTTGTTTAAATGATATTTACTATTTTTATTACCTCCAATTTCAGAATGCCAATAATTTCCATTTAATTCTATAGCCAAATTAAAATCGGGTAAATAAAAATCTAATTCATAAGGTGCAATTATTTTTTTTGTGTTTTGAATAAAGTTGACGTTATGTTTGTTTAAAAAATCTATCATTTTAAGATGTATTGCATTGTTTTTATATGTAGGATAACAAATTCTACAAATAGGAGCTCTGTGATTAAAAAAAGTACCATCAAAAACGGTTTTGCAGTTTTGGCATTGAAATTTATATGAAGTATAAACAGTTTTGTTGTTTATTGTAGATCTTATTCCTTTATATTCGTCTAATAAAGTCAGCTCGCTATTTTCAAGACTTATAAATATTTTAGTTTTGTCGAAATTTTCGTATAAAGAATTTTTTATTTTTTCTTTTATTTCTGGTGATTGAGAAATATAATCTACATTATATTTTCTATTGACAGTTTTTTTAGTTTTTTCTTTTATTTCAGGAATTTGTAGAGGATGTTTATAACCTGAATTTAAAAAAAGTTTTTGTTGAGCTTTTTCTTGAAAGGATATTAATTTCATTGCGTGAGTTTCACCAAAACGATTAATGGAAGTTTTTATTGCTTTCTCTCTGTTATTAAAATTTTCGTCGTTATATAATTTTTTCTTTGTTTGTTTAGCTTTTGTGATGTTATTATAGTTTTCGTCATTATATAATTTCTTTTTTGTTTGTTTGGCTTTTGTGTTGTTATTATAGTTTTCGTCATTATATAATTTCTTTTTTGTTTGTTTGGCTTTTTTTATAAATTCTTTTGTCTTTATAAACAGTTTACCATTGTTGTTTTTTCTAATAACATCTTGACTTTTTTTAATTCGTTTGTTTTTATTTTCTGGTATTGCAGCCCACTTTTTTCTACATTCATCTGAACATAATTTTTTTGTTGAATTTTTTTAACTGTAAATGTGTTTTTACAATAAACACATATTCGTTTTTCTCTATTGTTTATTTTTTTTAATTCGTCTGCGCATTTTCGGCTACAAGTTTTACCTCCATATTTAGTTTTGTTGCCACAAATAGCACAATATGTTTCTTTTTTCATACATTTTATAGTTACCAGCACAGCTGTATTTATCTATAAATATACAATTAATTAAAAAGAAAAGCAAATATAATTTAAAATTTTGTAAGATTTTCGAATATTTCTATTTGAATATTTCCTGTTTGAGGTATTATGAGTGTACCTCCATTTTTGTGATGTAAAGTAAATTCACCTCCAAATTTCCCAATTTCATCTGTGTCTTCGGGTGTCCAGTTATATTGAATTGTCCCTCCTGAAATACAGGTTATTTGTGCAGTTTGGTTGTAAATTTTTATTGTACCGCATTTTGTGTTGGTCATAGAAAAAGTTGCAGCAGAAAAATCAGAAAGATTATATTCTTTTTGGCGAGTTAAATGTGTTTCTGCTATTAAACTAACTTGAAGGTTAGGCAGAGTGCTATTTTTTTTTAATCTAAATATTTGTGAGTTCATTTATTTTACTTTAATTTCAACATCTATATTAGAACAAAAATTTACAGGAGAAGAGTTAAATGTGGATAGTAAGACTTTTTCAGGAGAATTTGGAGTATAAGTGACATTCCATTTTAAATCATAGAAAGCATCAAAAGAATATTTTAAAGCATCTAATTCAACATAATAAACTCCTGTTGACTCTTTGACGATTTGAACATTATTTTCTATTTCATCATCTGTTCCTCTAAAAAAAGATGCTGCATTTAGAGCAAAGGGATCCACCAATTCACTAGAACAACCAGTAAATTTATAAAACCTCTTATACAATCTAATTGCAGCATTCATAATAAAAACTTAATATGGTAACAAATACTAGATTAAGCGTTTAATAAGCATCTGTCTGGTTGTAGAGTCATTTTTACAGTAGAAACATCATCAGTAGCATAATCATAATTGCCAAATTCGATGTTTGTAGCCATACAACCTATTAAAGTCCATTTTTCAACTTCAACTCCTACTGGATCCAAAGCTTTTAAAACTAAATTTTTCTTGTAACCAATAGCATAACCCATACGCCCTGTTGCAGTTTCTGCGTGTAATCTAATCCATTCCATTGTTTTTTGTGTAGTAGAAGGACCAATAACGTCGATAAATTCAATGTCGATAGGATTCCATTTATAACGACCTGCAACCCATACACTTGTATTCATATATGGAATTTCCACAGCGTTAATATCCATTTTTGGTTTTCCAGAAGTTTTTACTAAATAAGATTCAATTCCAAGCTCTGTTGGAAATTCTAATACAAATCTATTTACTCTTTTTGGTTCCTGTTCAACAGGAACTGGTCTAAACATTTCAGCCATATCAATTAATTTTTATTTTATTATAAATATGCCAAAATAAAAAAAAAACTTTTTTATACGATATTTATAATAAAAATTATTAATGATGAAAATTAGAACAGGTCAAACAGTATACGAGAATATTATATTTGATAACAATATAACGTCTTTTACAGCAATTCTTATTAAAGATGGAACTGTGATGACAGGAGTTACAATTCATAGAAATTCAATTATTTCTGCAAGTACATCAACTCTGCATTCTTTTTCCTGGTCTGCATCTACTTTTGGAGATTATCAGTTGTATTTAGATAAGTCTCCAATGGGTTCAACCGTTCCTTATTTGTCAGATCATTATTCTGTAGTTTCAGACGATGAAGCTATGTGTGCAATGTATGTAGGGATATAAAAAAACAATATGGCATTAAACCATTATCAAAAAGAATATATTAAATGTGCTTCAGATCCGATTTATTTTTTAAATAATTACGGATTTGTATTTAACGCAAAAAAACGAATGGTAACAGAAATGAAATGTTTCGGTTATCAAGAACAGTGTTTAAGCGATTTTAATGAATATCAAAATAATATTATTTTAAAAAGTCGCCAAACAGGGTTATCTGTAATCACTGCAGGGTATGTTGCTTGGAGATTATTATTTAGAAAAGACGAAAAAATATTAATTGTTGCTAATGATGGAGATGGAGCAGTTCGTTTCTTGGCAACAGTGAAACAATTTTTAGATTATACTCCTAATTGGTTAGCTCCAGGAGGAGGAGAACGAGAAATAGACAATCAAAAGTTCATTAAATTACCAAATAATTCATACGCACAAGCAAAAGCAAGTAGTCCTCAAGCTGGTCGTGGAGATTCGTTAACATTATTAGTTTTAGATGAAACTGCATTTATTGAACACGCCGAATCAATCTGGATGGCTGCTGGTATGGCACTTTCAGCTACTCACGGTAAATGTATTATGATCTCAACTCCAAATGGTACAGGAAATTTATATCACGAAACTTGGGAAAAAGCAGAGTCTAAAGAAAATGATTTTCATTTTAATACAGTACATTGGACTGAAAATGAATTTTGTGCAGAGGGTTTAGAATTAAGAACAAATACTGATGGTGAAGAAGAAAAATGGAGTCCTTGGTATGAAGAACAATGTAGACGTTATCAATATGATTCTGTTAAGATTGCTCAAGAATTAGATTTATCATTTGAAGGATCTAAACGTTTGGCTATTGAAAACGAATTAATATCTAAATACGAGAAGCGTTTTTTATTGGATGGCTATAAAGAAATAATGAATAATAAAACTTATTATGATTATAAAGCTGACAAAGGAAAACGATTTGTAGATTATGAAACTGATTTTCACGTATTTAAAAAGTACGTTCCAGGACATAATTACTTAATTGGTAATGATGTTGCTCGTGGAGATGGTTCCGATTTTTCTACTTCTCACGTAATTGATATTGATACATTAGAAGTTGTTGCTGAATTTAGAGGGCATTTGGCTCCTGATATATTTGCTAATTTAATTTATAATGTAGCTCACGATTATGGAGAAGCATATGTTGTAGTTGAAGCTAATAGTTTTGGGCTTGGCACAGGAATTGATTTAAATCGAAAAATGGGTTATACTAAAATGTATTTTTCTAAAAGTATACAAGAAATTTATGTTCGCCCTTATGATTACAAAATTGTTGAAGATGAAACTATTCCAGGTTTCCAGACAACAAAAAGAACACGTCCATTAATTGTAAATAATCTTAGAAGTCATCTCCGAGATGGTTCGTTAAGGATTTATTCAAAAAGAGTAATGGCTGAACTTAGGACATTTATACAAAAAGGGGATAGGCCAGAAGCTGAAAAAGGAAAACACGATGACCTTATTATGGCTTTGTGTATTGCTTTGTATGTAAGAGATACTGAATATCAAACAGCACTTGATTCGAAAGAAATGTATAAAGGGTTATTGGAAGGTATGGGTCATAGCTCTACAAGTATTGACGGAGAGGCTCACAACACTCTTCGTCCCGAAGAAGAAGAAGCAAAGGTTTCAGATGTCCCGCCAGATGCAGGAGGAATATTTCTTAATAAAGTTGGTAATGATGTTGATGATGATGATTTTAATAATCTTAATTGGCTCTTGGGTTGATTTAGTTTAAAAAAATGTTTATATTTATTAAAAAGAATAAAAAATGGCTCAAAGTAATACAATCTTTAACGGAGTTTTAGATGCATTAAATACAAATAGAAGAAAGAAAAATACAATAGACCCAACAAGTCCAAACTTTCAACCTACTCAAAGTATGCCAAATACTGCAGCTAAAGGTGGACCCGAAGCTCAACAACAGCAATTTTTAGATTGGCAAGTAACAAAAATTGCTCACGATTTATATACTCGTACTGTTTATTATGATACTGATAGAATTGGAGCGTATCAAGATTTCCGCGCAATGGATGGTTCTCCTGAAATTGCTGCAGCATTAAACATTATTAGAGATGAGTGTTTAACAAGAGGTGAAAAAGGTAATATTATTGATATTTATTCTGAAAATGAACAAGTAAAAGATGTTCTTAAAGATTTATTTCATAATGTTTTAAATGCTGAATTTAATTTACGTCTTTGGATACGAGATTTGGTTAAATATGGAGATTATTTTGTACTTCTTCAAATAGATAGAGAAGTTGGAATTTATGATTTTATGACTTTGCCTATGGAAGAAATTCATAGAGAGGAGGGATATGATGGAAGAATAGACTCTGTTAGATTTCGTTGGGAAACTACAGGGGATTATTTTGAAGAATGGCAAGTTGCTCATTTTAGATTATTAGAAGATTCCAGAAAATTACCTTATGGTAGAAGTTTATTAGATTCTTCTCGAAAACTATGGAAACAATTACAATTAGCAGAAGATGCTATGTTGGTATATCGTATTACAAGAGCCCCAGAACGTAGAGTGTTTTATGTGGAGGTTGGTAATTTACCTGATCCAGATGTAAAAACTTATATGGGTAAGGTGCAAAATCAAATTAGAAAACAGCCATTAGTAAATCAAACAAATGGTAATGTTTCTCAAAAATATGACCCTGAAAATGTAACAGAAGATTATTGGATTCCTATTAGAGGAGATAAATCATCGCGTATTGAAACGCTTCCAGGTGCAGCAAATTTAGGAGATATTCAGGATATAGAATATTTACAAAATAAATTATTTGCAGCATTACAAGTGCCTAAAACTTATTTGAATTATTCAGAAGGATTGCAAGGAGGCAGTACTTTATCTCAAGCAGATTTAAGATTTTCAAGAACTATTAATTCAATACAAATGGCGATAACATTAGAGTTACGTAGAATTGCTAATATTCATTTGTATTTTTTAGGAATGCAAGATGAAGTTGATAATTTTTCTATAGCTTTAACAAATCCTTCATCTCAACAAGAGTTGTTGAAATTAGAAACAATGAAATCACGTTTAGATGTATTTAAAGAGTTTTTCTCTTCGGAAGTTACATCTCCATCGTCTTATACTTGGGCAATGGAAAATATACTTGGTTTCTCTAAAAATGATATTAAGTTAATACTAAAGCAAAAGAAAGTAGAAAAGAAAATTTTTGCAGAAATAGAAAGTGCAGTTGAAACTTATAAGAAAATTGGATTATTTGATGAATTAGATGAGCGTTATGAAGATCCAGAAGCAGTAGCTGCAATGGCTGCTGGTGGTGGAGAAGATGGAGGTGAAGCTGGCGGTGGTGACGATTTTAGTGGCGGCGGTGGTGGCGGCGGTTTTGGTGATTTTGGTACTAGCTTAGGTGGTGGAGAAGAGCTTGAAGGTGGAGAATTTGAAGGCGGAGAAGAAGCTGGAGGAGAAGAAGCTGGAGGAGAAGAAACTGGAGGAGAAGAAGCTGGCGGAGAAGAGGCTCTTTCTGAAATGAAAGTTAGAATGTTAGCTAAAGATAAATTAAATCAAAAACTTGTCTTATCTGAAAGAAGAATGGAAAAGTTTATGAATGAATTATTAGGAGGAGATGAAGATTCGACTAAAATTCTAAAAGAAAAAAGAATTAAAACAAAAAATGCGTTAATAAGCAACAATTCAAAGATTACAACTTCTGCTAAAAAACTGTTAGAATCGATGGATAAAAATTTAAATTCTATTAAAA